TTATGTAGCCGAAATGGTTGTGGTAATAGTCCCCCGAAGCCGCTGCGCTGCTACCTCAAAATAATGATCACTGGTTTCTATACCAATAAATTTTCGCCCTGCTTTCAGTGCAGCCACACCCGTTGTCCCTGACCCCATAAAAGGATCAAGGACTGTTCCGCCACTATTCACAGTCCTGACCAGTTCCGCCATTAGTTCTTCTGGTTTTCCGGTCGGGTGCATTTTCTTTGACGGGATAACCGGGTACGTCATGCAGCCGTCGAACGGCCCCGAAGGCGATTTATCTAAATGGCCTTTGCTGCCCCAGACGATGTATTCGCACTGATGCCTGAAATACCCCGTATGGGGTGTTCGTGACCCCCTCCCCTTGTTCCACGCAATGATGCCGCGCCATGTAAAGCCGCTGGCCTGAAACGCATCGGTTAAAGCTGGTAGTTGTCGCCAGTCAGTAAATACCAGGGCATAACCGCCCGGCCTGACTGCGCGGTGTGCCTGTGCCATCCATAATTGTGTCCAGTAAGCCCACGAACGGGCGTCCATGTTTTCACCCGCGAACCCATCAAAGCGGTGAAGGTTCTCGCCGTTCAGATATTTTGCATGGCTGCCTTGGTTGGTGCGTCCGGCCTTGTGTGTCGCACCCGAACTGTAAGGCGGGTCAGTGATTAAGGCATCAATGCTTTCTGGCTCAATCAGCGGCAATATTTCCAGCGCATTCCCACGACAGAGCGTGGCATTGTCAGTCTGATAAACCTTAGTGTGTTCCGGTGTATGTGCTGGTTGGTGCTGGATTGCGATCCCCACGGTCATAACTCCTCATGTGTGTGGGGTGCTCGATGGCTCTCGTTATCTGGTTAAGTGTTTTGCAGCGCGGACATTTTATTTCAATGTAGTGAAATGAGGCGCGGGCAAGTAGTTTGTTGCAATTTTTGCATCGTACATTTTGCGTCATTTGCGGCACCTCTTGTGTGGTTACTGCTGCCGATATGATAACAAATCGATCGTTTTTATCGATCGGATTTATTGCATCGATCTGTTATGCCTATTACTTATGAGTGGTGTTACCCTCATTTGTGAGGGTGACAAAAAGAAAACCCGCAGTTTTTATGCTGCGGGTTTGTCATTCTGATTCGCCCACTAGGCATTAGCCATATTTGCGGGCAAAGTCTTCATCAGAGGTGCATAGATAGATAAAAAACTCAATAAATGCCACGATTGCCGGAATGAATGTCCAGCAAAAATAAGGTAAAGGAATCCTTGCCCCACTTTACCTAAATAAAATTTGTGTGCACCAAGACCACCTAAAAAGAAAGCCAGTAGTGCGGCTGTCATTCTGCTTTTTGAACTTGCTGTTCTTTGAGGTGCTCCACAATTGGGGCAGGATGTGGCATCTTTATGTATTTCCTTGCCGCATCCGCGACAAAATACCATTTCACTCATAAAGAGTTCCTTTCAAATTTAAATAAGCGTTAAACCCACCACTCTTACTGGTGGGCCTCAATTTAAATTTGGGTGCCACTTCGACCATACCCTGGCAACCGATTGACGGGGGATTGCTCCCCCGTCGCGGTTTCCTTACTGCTTACACTGTAAGAACGCCGCAAACTCCGCTCCCCAGAAGCTCATCCGTATTTCGCACAGCGAACCATGCAGCATCCAGATGATGAGGATTGCCGTCACGCAGAACGTGATGGCCGTAAGCGATTTTTGCGACATAGCACTTGCTCCTTTTCCGGAGAGGCGCTAACCTTTCACTTGTCAAGGTAATGCGGTTAGGGCCTCGGTTAAACAGAAATGTTTTCCGGGGCCTTTCCACATCCGGCCTTCGGGTATTCCCTCCGACCATCAGCCGAAAGGCACCCGCGCGTAATCTATCGCTTTTTTGTTACTCCGGCAATTCTGCCTGTTAATTCTGAGATAAAGGCAAGCTCATCTGATTGTTTCCCCTGTGTGAAGCTGGCAGCTCATGCCACGGGATACCTTCTGAAGAGTGAACGCCGGAGGCATGTTTCGATGTGAATTTATGGAAAGCTTCCAGTGTTGAGAAGCATACGCCGCATTCCAGATTGTTACACTGGTAATACTTTTGCCGCACGGTGTTTGAATCATTTTCCGGACGACTGGTGCGGATACGGGCAGATGCGCCACAAAGCGGACAACGGAACATAGCGACCTCCCTTAACGTGGTGCTGCCGCTATTCTAAGTTGCTCACTCTGTTTCTGCTATCCATTCCGGGATTTTTGCTTCAAGCTCAAGCTGCGTGGTAAAGCCACTGTTATCAATGGTGTGCTCGGCTTTTGCAATGATCCAGTCCTGATTATCAATCTCGCTTTTAAATCCTGTTACCGTGCCATGCATTTCGGGGTAGAGTTCTGCACGTCCACGCGCCAGCGTGATGGAGAACGCTGCGGCTCCGCGTTGTAGTTGCTGCCACTTTGCCGCCGCTGCGCGTCTTGCTGCCTGCTCGTTCTGATAAGTCTTGCGTAACACAAACACATTGCCTTCCGCGCCTTCCATATAATCACCTTCACGGCTGCTGCTTTTCTCCTTTTTGGGTTTTGGCGGTTTACGGCGTTTTACGCTGACTTTTTTCTTTTTCCCGTAATTAAGATCAAGCCAGTAGGCGCGTACCCCCGTATAAGCCTCGCGGTCAGCAATACGGAACTGATGGCGATCGCCGCTGCTGCGTGTAATGGCGAACGAGGGCAACGGCTGGCCCTGTGCGTTCACGCCACCACCTGGCATGATGAATAACAGATTGCCGCTTTTTACCGTGGTGATTGCGCCCAGCATTTCCGCCATGCGCGTAAGGAAGGACATGTCGCTTTCTTCGGTCTGGTCGGCGTGGTCGATTTCGATATCCATCAGCATTTCGCTGATTTGCGGTTTCAGACCATACCGATGAGCGATGGCGGATACCACACGCTCAATGGTCACATCATGCCAGGACACCTCACGTTTAACGTTAAATTCATCCCGAAAATCTGCGCTTCTGGCTGAAACAGTCAGCCTGTCCGGCGGTCCTTCGTGAGCGATTTCATCAACAATGTAAGTGCCTTTTTCTGTCAGCGGTTCTCCCTTCCAGCCAATGAGAACCGTCAGGCGCGCGCCCCGTAGCGGTAGCTGCAACTGACCATCCGCATCATCCAGCGTGATGGTGAGCTGGTCCGCCTCAAATCCCCGGTTGTCGGTCAGTGACAGGCTCATCAGGCGCTCTGCCACGCCTGACAACGTTTTACCCTCCGCGAGAATATCAAAATCCGGCATTTTCACGGGGTCTGTGCCCTGACTGAGCAATTGCATGGTGGTGTCGGTCATCTGTTCCCTCCCTGTGCGGCATGGTCGCATGTGCGTGCGGAGTGGGTTACTGCTTTTTGTTGTCGCCGTGACGGGAGAATAGCGCAGGGGTGAGATTACGCGCGTGGTGGGTGATGATTGTTGCTGAATCATTTAACGGATACAAGGGGCTGAAGCTATGAGTGAAACTCGTTTTCATGGTGCCCGTGTTACGGAAAATACCGACCTGGTAACAGCGATTAACGATGTTGATTCCAGCGTTATCGGTATCGTGGCAACGGCGGATGATGCGGACGCGAAGCTGTTCCCGCTGAACAAGCCCACACTGCTGACCCGCGTCAATGACGTGCTGGGGAAATGCGGGACAACGGGGACGCTTTATCGTGCGCTTAAGGCCATCGCAGACCAGGTGAGCACAAAGGTGATCGTCGTTCGCGTGGCTGAACACAAAGAAGAAGACGAAAAGACGCAGGATCAACTGGTTATCGGTGGTTCTGAGGATGACGGCAGCTATACGGGGATGTATGCGCTGCTTGTTGCAGAGCAGGATGAAAGCATCGGATACCGTCCGCGTATTCTGGCCGCGCCGGAGCTGGACACGGAGGCGGTGACAAAATCCCTGTGCGTGATTGCGGGTAAACTGCGCGCATTTGTGTATGCCTCATGTCACGGCTGTAACACGATGGCTGAAGCGATTACCTACCGCCAGAAATTCAACGAACGTGAAGTGATGCTCTTATGGCCGGACTTCATCGCCTACAACCCGAAAAGTGGCGAAAACGAAACGTTCCCCGCGCCTGCCTATGCGTGCGGCCTTCGTGCGTACATTGACCATGAACAGGGCTGGCACAAATCGCTGTCCAACGTTCCGGTTAAAAATGTGCTGGGGATGTCCAGGCATGTGTTCTGGTCGTTGCAGGCCGAAGACAGCGATGCCAACAGCCTCAACAACAAAGAAATCACGACCATTATTCGTCGCAACGGGTTCCGCTTCTGGGGCAACCGCACACCGGAAACGAACGCCTACATCTTTGAGGTGTATACCCGAACCGCACAGGTGCTGGCTGATTCAATTGCGGAAGCGCAGTTTGAAACCATCGACAGTCCACTGACACCTGCGAACGTGAAGGATGTTATCAGCGCCATCAGGGCAAAACTGGATTCGCTGGTTACTGCCGGGAAACTGATTGGTGCGGAGTGCTGGTATGACGTGGTGGATAACGGCACCACGAATTTACGTCAGGGACGTGTGCGTATTCGCTACAAATATACGCCTGTTCCCCCGCTGGAAGACATGGAGCTTTACCAGACGTTTACTGATGAATTCTTTGGTCCCGCATTTGCGGTGCTGGGAGGTGCCTGATGGCTGTACCAAAACATCTTCGCTTTTTTACGTTGTTTGTGGATGGTGAAAACGAAGTGGGTAAAGTGACATCCGTCACGCCGCCCAAACTGACGCGCAAAACCGACAGCTATCGTGGTGGTGGCATGATGGGGGCGGTAAGTATTGATCTCGGTCTGGACGACTCCGCGCTTGATGCGAGTTTTGTCATGGGGGGAGCTGTTCGTGCGCTGTTCCTTAAATATGGCGGCGCGATTGACGGCACGCTGCTGCGTTTTGCGGGTGAATACTACACCGATGCAGAAAGCGATCTGTATGAAATCGAGATGCGCGGACGTGTGACGGAAATTGATATGGGGGAAGCCAAACAGGGCGAAGCCACATCACACACTTACGCTGTCAAAAACACCTACTACAAGCTGAGCGTTAACGATCGCCCGCTGTGGGAAATCGACCTGTTGAACCACATCTACCGGAAGGACGGCAAGGACATTGTGCCTGACCGTATCCGTTCCGCGCTCGGGCTTGGCTGATAAGTAATATGCAGGCGGCGCAGTGCGTCGCCTCTGACTGAAAAGGAGAAAACTGATGAAAGACATCGATACTGAAACCCGGAATAACACCGTGGTGGATGATGTGACGGCAGGTGAGGATATGGCTGTCGAACGTGGCGTAAAACTGACCCGACCAATTGAGCGTGGTGGCGAAAAAATCACGTATGTGGAGATCACCGGGGCTATTGAACAGGCTGGATCCCTGCGTGGTCTGTCGCTGTCTGATGTGCTGAATCTGAAAGCGGATACCATGTTCACGCTGTTGCCTCGCGTGACCTCGCCACGACTGGATGAAGTGATGATTAAAAAAATGTCGTCACGCGATTTTATTCAGTTGTGCGCTGTGGCTGTAAATTTTATGAGCGAGCCAGACTCTGGCGCGAAGAGCGTGCAGGAGACGGCAGCGTAATCACCCTGGTGTGCTTTGAGCACATCGAAGATCTGGTGGCAGATATCGCCGCCATTTTTAACTGGTCGCCCGCCGAAATCTTCATGATGACGCCCGGCGAAGTGGTTAGCTGGCGTGAGCGGGCGGCACTTCGCAGCGGGAATGCAGACAATGAAGACTCTTGATATCCGGGTCGCTTTCAGCGCCGTTGACAGGCTGACCCGGCCTGCCGAAAACGCCCGCCGCCTGATGGGGCAGTTTGGTGACTCCATCCAGCGAACGCAGGGGGCGATCAAAAATCTCGAGCGTCAGGCGCGTTCATTTGAGCGCGCCCGTGACGCTGTCAGTAAAGCGGATGCGAGCATCGTGAAAGCACGACGCCAGCTTAACGCCCTTAATCAGTTACAACGCACGGGTACAGTGCTCAGCGAAAAACAACAAAAGCTGATGCAGCAGTTAAGCACCCGGCTTGAACGCCTGAATGAATCGCGCACACGGGAAATTCAGAAAATGCGGGAGCTTGGCGGAGAGCTGAAACGCCACGGCATTTCCCTGACAGGCAGCGATAACACCATCCAGCAGGCCATCAGACGCACCGAACAGTACAACAACCAGCTTGAACGCGAACGGCAGACGCTTGCGCGTGTAACGCGGGCGCGTGAGCGGTATTCGCGCGCGCAGGAAACTGCTGGAAAACTGAAAACAGGTGGTGCGCTGGCAATTGGTGCGGCAGCGGCTGGCGGCTATGCTGCCGGGCGTTTTTTGCAGCCTGCGATCGGGTTCGGGAAAGAGATGTCCCGCGTTCAGGCACTGACGCGAATCGACCAGAACAGCCCACAGTTTAAGGCGCTGCGTGAGCAGGCGTTAAAACTTGGCTCTGAAACGCAGTTCACCGCAGGCGATGCCGCCAGTGGACAGGCATTTCTTGCAATGGCTGGCTTCACACCGCAGGCCATTCAGGCTGCGCTTCCGGGCGTGCTGAGCATGGCAACGGCTGGCGGCATGGATCTCGGCGAGACGGCGGATATTGGCTCAAATATCCTGACGCAGTTCGGCCTTTCTGCTGACCAGATGGACCGGGTTGGTGACACACTCACCGCAGCGTTTACCCGTACCAACACTGACCTTCGCGCACTGGGCGAAACCATGAAATATGCAGGTCCGGTGGCGGGTAAGCTGGGAATATCGCTGGAGCAGGCCGCAGCGATGGCGGGCGTGCTGGCGAATATGGGTATCAGAGGGAGTGATGCCGGGACGGCAATGCGTGCCAGCCTGGCTCGTCTGGCATCACCGCCAAAGGCAGCAGCAGAGGCGCTGAAAGAGCTTGGTGTGGCAGTTTCTGACGCGAACGGCAAAATGCGCCCGATGGAGGATGTGCTGGCCGACCTTTATAAAGCCACCCGCAAATACGGGGAAGTTGACCGGGTATCCTTCTTTAAGGACATCGCCGGGGAAGAGGCTTTCACATCGTTTATGGCCCTCGTTGATGCGGCAGGTGACGGTTCCTTACCCAAACTGAGAAAAGAACTTGAAGGCGCACGCGGTGAGGCTGAACGCACGGCAAAGGTTATGGCCAACAACCTTGATGGCGATCTGAAATCACTCGGCAGTGCATGGGAAGGGTTGCGCATCCGCATTGCAGATCTGATTGACGGCCCGCTGCGTTCTGTCACGCAGTGGCTCACGCGGGTGGTATCAAGGGTGACGGCGCTGGCGCAGGCCCATCCGGCACTGACGCGCCAGCTACTGATAGCAGGCGGTGCGTTGCTGGCAATGACTGCAACGATTGGCTCGTTGTCGCTGGTTATTGGCGTGCTTCACGGGAAACTGGCCACGTTACGTCTTGGTTTTTCTCTCCTGACCGGATCAATGAATGTCGTCAGGGTGCTGCCAGCACTATGGGGAATGGTAACAGGTTCCATCTCGTTGCTGGGTGGCGCTATCGGGGCGCTGTTCAGTCCGGTCGGATTGATTGTTGCCGCGTTTGTGGCTGCGGCGGTTCTCATCTGGAAATACTGGGAACCCATCAAGGCGTTTTATGCCGGGGTGTTCAGTGGGATTATGGAACGGCTGGCTCCGTTGCGCGAAACCTTTGAACGGTTTGGTCCTGTTTTTGATGTCGTGCGCGATGGGATTATTCAGCTCTTTAACTGGTTTAAATCGCTGCTGTCACCGATGGAGTCCAGCAAGGAAACGCTGGATAAATGTACCAGTGCTGGCGAGATATTCGGTAACGTTCTTGGTGGCGCGCTACAGCTTGTTCTGACGCCTGCAAAAATGCTGCTGGATACGCTGGCGTGGATACTTGAAAAACTCGGTGTGCTTCCGGATGAAGCGGAAAGGGCGAGAAAGAAAATCGAAGACGCACAGCGTGCGGCCATTCTTCAGGACAAGGTTGCCTTGCTTCAGGGGGACCTGGCGAAAATCAATCCGCCGAAGCCTGTGGAAAATGGCACCGGAGGTGATAAACCCAAAGACAACAAACCGCTCACAGACAGCAATACCGGTACGCTACGCAGACTCAGCAAAATTGCTGATAACACAGGTAAGCTGGTTGATGAGACGAAAAAACGCATTGGCCCCGGCGATATTGTCTTTAAGAACCTGCCCCGCGCACTTGCTGTTCGTGGGGAGTGGCAGGAGCGGAAGATTGCGCAGATCAGTAAGCCAGCTTCCGCAATCAACATCACACCCGTGGTCCCGACTCCTCTGCCTCCGGCGCTGGTCCCTGTTGTTGCGGCCAGCTCCCGCCCGGTGGCGGAGGCCATACGATCGCCAGTGGCATCAGTTCCTGCAACTTCCCGTAACCGGGAGCCTGTTGTCTCCGGATTTGGCGGTGAAATTCATGTTCATCTGCATAACGTTGTTACGCAGAATCCCCGCGAACTGGCGAAACTGGTCGGTGAAATGGTCAGGGCAGAAATGGAACGGCGCGCCCGTGCCGGGCGTGGCAGTTTTTACGATAAAGATTGAGGAGTCATGGCCATGATGATGATCTACGGCATGTTTGTTTTTGAGCTGCGCACATTGCCGCATCAGCAGTTACAGCAAAACAAAAGCTGGCGGCATGTGAAAAATGAACGCGTTAACCGTTCAGCAAGCTGGCAGTATATCGGGGCAGGCGATGATCGCATCGTTCTTTCTGGTGTGCTTTATCCTGAAATTACAGGTGGCGAAGTATCGCTTTCGTTGCTGACCACGCAGGCATATACAGGACGCCCCTGGCCTCTGATTGATGGTGTCGGGCAGATTTACGGCATGTATGTCCTGACCGGAACGAATACGACCCGCTCCGAGTTTGATCGCTACGGTAAGGCGAAAAAGATAGAATTTTCACTGACCCTTGAACGCTGTGATGAGGATTTGCGGGAGCGCCTGCAATCCTCATCGTTCAGCGATATGCTGTCCGGCTTCAAAGATAAGGTCACATCATCCCTTAACAGCGCGGCCAGCTCCGTTAAAGGGCTGTTTTGATTAACGCAAAACCGCTAATGGTCAGATTAGCGGTTTTCATTTTCCTGAGTCTGCCTGGTTGTTTCTTCAGCCTGTATATCGCCTACAGGGTGATAACGATAAATCGTCGATATGCCGATGTCGTAAATGATCGCCAGTTGTTTCCTGTCATGACCGTTTTTAATCAGCCTCGCTATTTGCTCGTGTTGTTCTTTTGTCAACTTCGGGCGACGTCCGCCAATGCGCCCCCGTGCGCGCGCTGCCGCCAGCCCGGCCAGTGTACGCTCTACAATTAATTCACGTTCCATTTCGGCTAAAGCCCCCATGACGTGAAAAAAGAAACGCCCCATGGGTGTTGATGTGTCAATGCTGTCCGTCAGACTACGGAAATTAACACCTTTTTCCCGCAATTCCTCAATAAGCGTGATCAGGTGTTTCATACTTCTGCCCAGTCTGTCCAGCTTCCAGACAACCAGCGTATCTCCTTCTGATAGCGTTCTGATCAGTTTTTTCAATCCCGGTCTGGCTGATTTCGTTCCGCTGATTTTATCTTCAAAAATCAGTTCACATCCTGCGCACTCCAGCGCGTTACGCTGCAATTCTGTATTCTGGTCATTTGTTGATACGCGGACATAGCCAATAAGCATGATGGATCCCCTGAATAAAAACCGGGGATGATGCCAGTTAGCCGTAATCTCTGCATTTTCTTAAACGTTGGTTTGGGAGAAGGTTCAGCATTACCCGTTGGTGTGCCTGTTCCGTGGCCTTCAGCCACACCGCCTACTGGCTGGCTGAAATGCAACGGTGCGGCTTTTTCTGCTGAAGAATACCCGGAACTGGCAAAGGTTTATCCGAAAAATAAATTGCCTGATTTACGCGGTGAATTTATTCGTGGCTGGGATGACGGACGTGGAGTGGATGCCGGGCGACAATTATTATCTTCACAGGGGGATGCAATAAGAAATATTGAGGGATTCGCAGATGGCGGGATCGGTATGTCTTTTGATGCAATCAGAGGGGCTTTTTACGATGCAGGAACACGATCAGCGAGAATGCCGAATAACACAACTACTATAGACAAAACCGATGACCTTGGATTCGACGCCTCTCGTGTCGTGCCAACAGCTAATGAAAACCGTCCACGTAACATCGCCTTTAATTATATTGTGAGGGCTGCATAATGAAACCTGTTTTTGATGAAAATGGGCTGGCTACAGTGCCGGGTGATATGCGTTGTTTTTATTATGATGCTGAAACATCTGAGTATACGGGCTGGTCTGATGAATATATTAATACTGGCGTAAGTATGCCCGCCTGTTCAACTGGTATTGACCCTGGCGAAAACATTCCGGGAAGAGTGGCAGTATTTACAGGTAAGGGATGGAGCCATGAAGAAGACCATCGCAATGAGACTGTTTACTCAATCGAAAATGGTGCTGCTGTTACAGTGGATTATATCGGTGCCATCAAAGACGGTTATGTCACGCTTTCACCGTTAACGCCATACGATAAATGGGATGGTGAGAAATGGGTGACAGATACTGAGGCACAACACGGTGCCGCAGTAGAAGCGGCAGAAGCACAGCGCCAGTCACTGATTGATGCTGCAATGGCTTCCATCAGTCTGATTCAGCTGAAATTACAGGCCGGGCGGAAGCTGACGCAGGCAGAAACCACCCGGCTTAACGCCGTGCTTGATTACATTGACGCGGTGACGGCAACAGATACGAGCACCGCGCCGGATGTCATCTGGCCTGAACTGCCGGAGGCGTAGGCCATTCAATATCTGGAGCACTGGAGGTATCAACCAGTTCCAGTGCGTCCAGATAATCCAGCCACAAATTATATTGCGCCAGTTCCTCACCTTTCAGACGACCAATAGCCGCTTTACCAGGCCATTGCTTGGTATTCATATATTCGTTGGACTGATTAATCAATTGCTGTTTTTTCAATTCGGCTGCGGCAATCTGTTCCTCATGCGTTGGTGGTGGAATTTCAGACCATGCAGGAAAACCATTTTCCCCAGCGATACGGATTTTTCCTTTCGGCGGTAATCCGGAAAACTCAATATACACCTGCTCATCAACTTCAACAGCATCATCTGGCCATGAATTTACATTGATGTAGTCATCCTTAAGCGCAGGATTCACAAAAATATTTAAAGATGGACTAAAAAACAC